TTTGCTCCGAGCTGAACTCCTGCAGAACCTATTCTTGTTGCACCGGCGGCACCACCAAGGCCACCGCTATAAATTGCAGATGCAATTGACCCAATAATCCCAGCGCCATGATATGAGCCTGGGTTATAGTTTTGATATTTATCCCAGCTTTCTGCAGCTTCATCTGAAAGTTGTCTTGTAATCCAAGGAGCAGCTCCAAGTGTGCCATAATCAAGAAGGCCCAGTACTCCAGATAAAACTGTACTATCGCCATATTCTTGACGTTCAAGAGCTTTATTTGCCTCTACCTTGCTAAGCCATCTTGCATTTCCTTTTACAAGATCATTGGCTTCAGAGCCTGTTACATTTCCTATTGTGCCATCTCTTAAGCGAAGAAACACATCAGCATTAGATGGAAAATCATACTTTCTTGTAGATAGCTTTCTGTTGACAAGCTTATCATCAAAGTACTCAAGCTGGCCCGTTGATTTATTTACAAGAGGAGTTGGCATTTATTTCTCCGATTAACGATTTACCAAATCATCATATATTTCAATGTAACTCTCTTTAAAGAATGTAGCATTGTAACCTTCAGATTGAGTCGGCAAAAATCCATTTTCTAAAGTATCATTTACAATTTTGTCTGGGTCGTTAATGCCTATAGAGTTTAGGTATGGTCTAATTTTTCTTTGATTAGGCTTATTTGTTAGCATGTATCTAGCCATTACAGCTCTTACATTTCTTGTTTCAAAATCATTTATAACTAATCTTACATAGTCTAAACTTTGCCCAGGCTCAAAAGCCATTTTTTGACCAAACTCTTGTTCAGATTGAGACAAGTTGCCAACATCAACCATCCTGGCATAAGCTCTACCAAGCTGTTGACCAAGCTGCTTCATTCTTGTTTCAAGATTAACGCCGCCAAAATATCTGTCGAAATTAACCTTTGCACCAAGACTTTTTAAACTAAGTTGATTCGCACCGGCGCCACCGGCCTGCTCAAGCATATCAACAAGAGCTTTTGCTTCTTGAACTTTGTCCTGAACATCTCTTGATGAAATATAAAATTCTTTATCCTGATTTGTTAATTCAGTAATTTTTTTATCTTTTGGAGCAAGCATAGATTTTAAAAAATCTGCTTTAGCCATTTTTTGGCCAAACTCTCTTTGCTGAGCAGCTGATGCCTTGCTTAAAATATCACCACGCTTAGATACTTCTTCTGCTGTCTGGCTTTGAATTGTGTTTGCAATTTTAAAATCAGATTCTTTTTTAATAAAATTATTTTCTTTCTTCCATAATGAAATTGCTTTTTGAAAAAGAGGATTATCTTTAAACTTGATTAGTTTAGGATCTGAAGCCAACAAATCAATGTACTGATTTATTCTTCCATGCATTGCAGAGCGATAAGCGTTTTCTTGGTCTACTGTTGATTTAAACCTATCCATAGTTGCACCAAGCCCAGTGCTGGCAAGTTGGCCCATTGCTCTAAGATTATCAGTATGTTTTTGTTTTGCTCTAAAGTCACTTCCAATGGCTTTAAACAAAGCAGGCATAAAGTAGTTAGGAATTTTACCTTCTGTACCAATAGATAAAAAAGTATTTCCAAAAACACCACCAAGCCAAAATAAAGTGCTCAAAGTTTTTGTTGCGCTAAAGTTATCGTTATCATCAAAAAAACCAAGAACATCTCCAAACATTCCTGGCTTTGTACTTGCTAGTTTTTGGCTTTTTGTAAATGCGTCTTTAATTCCATTAGTATACAGAGCTAAATCTTTTTGAGTTTTTTCTCGTATTTCTTTTATTTTTGCTTCTTCTCTTATTGCAGCTTCAAGTTTTTGATTTTCAGTAACAGTGACCTCATTTGCAAATTCCAATTGAGCATCAAACTGTTGTCTTCTTAGTTCTTCTTTTTGTTCATCTAGATCTCTTTGAACTGTGCCAAGTGCTCTAGTTTTTTCGCGAAGATCTTCTGATGATTGTTTTAATTTCTGATTAAGAGAAGATAACTGTTTACTGTAAAGAACTGGCTCTTCTGGTTGATCAAAAACTTCTTGATAACTTGCCTTTACCCTTAAAGCATCTCCAAGAGTGCTATCCTTTGTTACTCCTTCAAAGCCAAGAGATTCTGCATCTATGCCAAGACTTTCAAGAGTTGCATTGAGTCTTTCTTGCTCAGGAGGAATACCTGCATCTTCAACTGAAGCCATAACAGCACCAGAAAGAGCAGTTGCAGCACCTGGAAAACCACTTGAAACCTGGCCAGACGCTCTAGATTTTTTAATATCCCTAGAAGCACCTTTTATTATCTGGGCCAAAGATTCTTCTTTAGGTTGAAGCGCTAAAGAAAAATTAGTTAAAGTTTGATCTTCGATTGCCATAATTAACTCCTCAACAAGTCAGATGAGCTAGGAAGTCCTGTTGCTCTTGCAGTTGTGCCTGGTCTTAAATCTGTTCCACCACCACCTAGTAAACCAGCAGTTATGCCTCCCAATATACCGCCTCCAACTTTTCCTACAAAAGTTCCAACTGGACCAAAAGCAGAGCCAGCTGCAGCACCTAGTCCTGCGCCAACACCTGATGCAGCCCCTGTTGCTGCAGCTTTTCCTGCACTTTCGCCGCTCGCAAGAGCTGCTATTCCTGAGCCAACTCCTGAAGCAATGCCTGAACCTATTGAGCCAGCAGCTGTTTTAGCTCCTTCAGACAATGCAGCAGAAGAAGCACCTGTTGCCCCGCCCATTGCTGCAGAAGTAGCTCCAACTGCCGATGCTTGCTCAATGCTTTTAAGGGCAGCGTCTAGGCCAGACTGAACACCTTTTGCAGCAAGACCTCCAATGCCTGCCCCTATAGCGCGACGCCTTGTATCTTTGTCTTTAGAAAAAGCACCTTGAATTGCAGGTGCAGCAAATCTTGCAATTTCTTCAACTTGCTCAAACAATGCTTCTTTTTTTTGAAGTTGTTTAGCAGCTAATTCTGCAGAAGTAACAATACTATTAGCTTGTCTTGCAGCTTCTGACGCAGAGCGTTCAAATTCACCCTTCATACTTTGAGTATTCGCGACATTTGCTGCAACTTGGCTTGAAACTTTTCCTTCATCTATTCCTGAATAAAAACTTCCTCTTGATGGTCTTTGAGAAAGCATTGAGCTAACAGGAGGCATTTGCATGTTTGAAGCCATGGGGTCAGTAGCTGAAGGAGAGGTATTAATAAACTTTTGCTCTCCTGCTGTCCCAACACCGCCTAGCCCAAACCCAGATGGAGATACAGACCTAAGCATAGGATCTCTATTCACAAGGCCCATAGCTCCTCTTTCAGCTGAGCCTGTTCCATACTCAAGTTGAGTTAAATCATCATAATAAGCCATTATGCTTTTCCTATCTTATATCTGCTGAAAATTTTACATCGACCCTATATCTACTGGAACTGGATTTCTTACACCAACACCTGAAGGCAGGACGTTTTGAGTGTCTTCAAAACTGGTAGTAGTGTTTACAATTATCTGAGGAGGAGCCAAAGGAGACTGACCAATATCAGATGCAGCAAATCCTGGAATTTGTTGACCAAGCAAGTAATCAAGAGCGCCAAGTTCTTCAAACAGCTGCTCTGTTGGAGTTTCCCAAAACCAAGCTTGATCCATA